TCGCCTGGCGTCATGCGTCTTGTTGAGTGTTTAAAGCGATACCGTAGGCACGTAAGTAAGGCCACAGGAGAGCCAAGCCGTCCAGTGCATGATGAATACAGCCACGGAGCAGACAACTATCGCTATATAGCAATTGTGGCAGACAAGCTAACAAACGACGCAGACAGAAAACCAAATTTACCACCACCACCAAAACGACGTGGCGGCTGGCAATCATAAGAGATTAAGCAATGGCTAATAAAAAAGACGATAAAATTTTGCAGTCAATGCGAGATTTTAAAGAGCGTGCTGAGGGCTACTGGTACGAGATATACCAAAAAGCATTAGAAGACATTGAGTTTTGCGTCAACAAAGAAGCCCAGTGGGATGAAAGAGCGCGCAGACAGCGTGAAGAAGAAGGTCGTCCTTGCATCTCTATCAACAAGATTAAGCTATTTGTTAAGCAGCAAGTTAACGCCTTACGTGCTAACAAGATGACGCTTAATGCTATCCCAGTTGGTAATGATGATGTTGGCAAGGCTGAGATACAAGATGCCATGCTTGAGTATATCTTGAAGTCATCACGCTCAGATACAGCGACAGATTGGGCTTATGAGCGCGCGGTAATGGGTGGCTTTGGTTTTTGGCGTATCACTACTGAATATGCGTCAGAAGTCAGCTTTGACCAAGAGATACGTATTAAACGCATCGAAAACCCTCAATCGACCTACCTGTCACCAGAGATTAAATGTCCAGTTGGCTCAGATGCCACAGAAGCTTTAACTGGTGAATGGATGAGCAAATCAGAGTTTGAGCGTCAGTTCCCAGGCTTTGAAGCGGTAAGTGCTGATGAAGATGATTCGACGGACTGGGAAACATCGGACACTGTATTTGTTGCTGAGTATTATCGTGTTGAGTATGACAAAGACACGCTGTACCTATTCGACAACGGCGAAACCGCTTTAGAGTCTGACCTAAAATCAGTTGAGCTGGCACCCGATGCAGCGGCTGAACTTGAGGGGCTTGAGAAAGCAGACTTGATCACGTTTGCCGCGTCAATGCAGTTTAATGAGCCAGTTACTATCGTTGATAAAAGACCGACTCAGAAAAAGCGCATCATGTGGTACAAATGCTCGCGTGATGCTGTACTTGAGCAGACTGAGATTAAAGCGGATTACATCCCAATTATATTGGTCATCGGTGACGAGCAGTGGGTTGAAAACAAGCGTTATTGGATGTCGTTAATCAATGAGGCTAAAGACCCACAGATATTCTACAACTATGCTCGCACAGCACAGCTTGAGCAGCTGCAAAAGGCAGGTAACAGACCTTGGGTAGCAGACGGCCAGAGCATTGAGGGCTATGAAGAGTATTGGGCGCAATCTAACAATCCTAATACGCATTATTTGCCGTACAACTCAGTTAACGAGATGGGGCATCAGTTAGCACCACCGTTTATGCCAGCACCTTATCAGGGTTCGCCTGATTTGATGCGTGAAGCTATGACGGCCAGCGAGGAAATCAAAGCCACCACAGGTATTTTTGATGCGTCATTAGGTAACCAAGGCAATGAAACCAGTGGCCGTGCAATTATGGCTCGTCAGCGTCAAGGTGACCAAGCGAACTTTCACTTCTTGGACAACTTTAAACGCTCATACGAGCACGCAGGACGCGTTATTTTGTCAATGATACCGCATTACTACGATACGCCTCGTGTGCTTCGTATAACGCAAGATGATACGGTGTATAAGACGCTTGTTATCAATATGCCTGCTGATTCTCCAGCGGCTCAGAAGTACCAAAAGGAGTTAGAGGATGCTCAAGTTGGTATCAACGGCCTTTACAACGATGTGACCGTCGGTAAGTACGATATTCGCATTGCCGCAGGTGCAGACTACAACACGCAGCGTGAAGAAGCACGTGAAGTGCTGATTGAGCTTGGGCGTGCTTATCCGCAGTTAATGCAAGTTGCTGGCGATTTAATCATGCGAGCGTTTGACTTCCCTGATGCTGACAAACTGGCTGACCGCTTGAAACTGCTATTGCCACCACAGTTGCAAGAAGAAGGTGAGGGTCAAGAATTGCCACCTGAAGTGCAGCAGCAAATGGCTCAGATTCAACAGCAAATGCAGCAAATGCAACAAGCCTTGCAACAGGCACAAGCTGAGCTGGCAGACAAAGACAAAGATAGACAGCTTGAGATGCTTAAAGTACAGCTTAAAGCTGAGTCTGATATTGAGGTTGCGAAGATTCGTGAATCAGGGCGTACAGACCAAGAAGAGATTAAGCAGTTTGGCGATGTACTTAAAACTATCTTGGATAGAACGGCTGACCTACAGCAAGCCATGGCTGAAATGCAATACACGCCTATTGAATGGCAAGAAACCGACGATTACACACAAGACCCTGCCACTGAGCAGGGTTTTTTAATGCCTGAAGAGCCAATACCTCAAGATATGCAGATGCCAGAGCAGATGCAAGGCATGGAAGATATGCAGGGCATGGAACAAGAGTTTAATCCGCAACCCACCGACGTCACGGGTGGGGATGATGCGTTTAGTGACGTAGACCTCGCTGACCAAGCGTTAAATGGAAATGGAGAGATGAACGATGGCATTTGATACCACAGTAGTTGATGACGATTTGACGGTTGAACCGTATGAAGAAGCCGAGGCGGTGGAAGCAACGTCAGAGGAGCCCGAACAGGCAGAGCCCGAAGCGGTGGAAACCGAACAAGGCGAAGAAGGTGAGCCGGAAGCAGGCGACGAACAGGCTCAAGACGATGAATCTGAATCCAAGCCAAAAAAGGGCGCGGCAGCTCGAATTCAACAGCTTGTTGCTGAGAAAAAAGCTGAATCTGAACGCGCAGCAGCACTGGAGCGGAAGCTTGCAGAACTTGGCCAACAACCAAAACAAGCAGCAAGCCCAGACGGCGCGCCACAACCTCCAGTTGTCGAAAACTTTGACTTAGACACCGAAGAAGGCCTTGATCAGTATTTTAAGGCTCAGTCGGAGTATGAAGAGAAGCTAGAAGACTGGAAGTTTGACCAAAAGCTACAACAGCGTGAAGTGGCGAAACTGCAACAGCAGCGTGAGCAAGAGATCACAAATCAGTTTAAACAGCGGTTTGATGCCAATCCTAAGTTTAGACAAGATTTTGAGCAGCTAACGACACTGATGCAAGACAAGCCAATCAATGCTGACCCTTCGCAGTTGTACCAAGGCGAAGAGCTGATGGATTTGCTGGAAGAAGTAGCGGCAAGTCCTGATTTGTACTACGAAATCGCATCACTACCTGAACAGGCTCAATACGCCAAGTTTGGTGAAATTCAGGCGAGCATTAAAGCACGCAAATCGCCTGGCAATAAAAACATTCGACAATCACGGGCACCACGTCCGCCAAACCACACTAAAAGTAACGCACCCATTGCACGCAGTGACTATGACAAATCAGATGATGATTTTCTAGCTGCGCGGGGTCTATAAGAGGAAAGTAGAACATGGCTAATTACAGCGAAAACACCAGCAACAAATTATTAACTCATGACGTAATTGCAAAAGAAGCGGCAGCAATGCTGGTCGAAGAGTCGCAGTTTATCAAAGCGATTAACCGCAATCGTGAGAAAGAATTTAACAAAGATAAAGATGGCTACAAAGTCGGTGAAAGTGTACGTGTACGCATTCCGCCAACGCCTATCGTAACTGACGGCCACGTCTTTAACTCTACTGATGCGAACGAAAACGCTCAAGAGAAGTCTGTGCTGTTAAAGATTGACACTCAAAAACATGTTGGTCTTGAGTTTGGCGCAGCTGAAATGACTCTAAAGTTAACTGACTTTAAAAATCGTTTCTTAAAGCCTGCTATCAACTCTTTAGCAACCACTATTGATGCTGACTTATTGCAGCGCGCGATTGTGTCTGTTAACAACATGACACTGATGCAAGCCCAAGAAGCACACCCAACCGCTGCTTGGGGCCGAGCTCGTCAGATGTTAAACCGTGCATTAGCGCCACAGTCTGACCGTATGTCACTGCTGTCATCTGGTGTGACTAATCGCATTGTTGACCCCGCAGGCACCTTGTTCAACCCAACTCCTGAGATTGCCAAGCAGTGGAAAGAGGGTTACATCGGTCGTAGCCGTGGCTTTGAGTTTGTAGAGTCTGAGCACATTTATCGTCAGCAAACGGGTTCGCATGGCAAGACTGGCATGACTGTAAATGGCACCGGTCAGAAAGGCGGTACTTTAGAAGT